CTTATACCTATAAGAAAATCTAGGGAATTTTAACTCTAAAAAGTCTGGATCCAAATTAGTGTTTTTTGATAAAACCAATTCTGGAGCAGTATAAGGAGCTATTTTTGCAACATTAATCTTATCATTGTTGTCATAATATAAAGCTCCAGAATTGTCGTCGTAATAGCTTATAGCGGTATCTACGTTTATTCTTCTTGGCTCGTTTCTGTTATCGGTCCAAAAAAGTAAATCTTCAATAAGATTAATACCTGTTATTAAGTAGTCCTTATTGAAATTCAAATAAGAACCTTCTAATATTACCTTAGGCTCACCTCCTTGTTCTAAAACAACAAGCTTGTGCTCTTCGTCATCTGTTAAAAACCAAAATATTCTATTTGATTTTTCATCAAAAAAAGAACCTATACATTCAAAATCGGTTCCGATTGCAGATGTATAAGCTAATTTATTACCTCTTAAGGTTTGTACAGATCCTATATTATTCTCGTCAGATTTAGAGACTTGAATATTTACAGCATCGCGGTATTCACCCTCTGGCAATAATCTATCATCCAGGTCCTTATTCATTTTCCCCTTGAGGAAAGTATTTTTGATTTCTGGCATTTAACTAGTGTTTAATTTGTTTAGACTTACCTCTCATTACGTTTGTCATCTCAGACATCTTAATGTTATAAAGTCTTAACTTAGCGTTTCTCATTGAGGCTCTACGCTCTTTTTTAAATCTATTTATAATGTATTCAGGTATGTTTGCCATAGATTCTAAAACAGCACAAGCAACATATTTATATATTGCCTCTTCTGCCATTTTATTAACTCTCATTTCATCGTCAGTACCAAGACCATCAGATACATATTTAATAAGTATTATAGCGTCAACAAGATTGCTGCTAAACGCAAAAGTACCCGCTGCTTCATCAATAGTGAACATGCCATTTGCATTCATTAGCTCAGGTTCTCCACCATATCTTTTATTGGACTCAGTAACATAGCTATTAACATGTGTATCCGTATCTGGATATATATTTGTTATAATAGACTCTATGTTTGGTGCTGAAGATGGATTAGTAAATCTTGTTTGCGTAACAGAAGTACCTGTCATAATGCTTTGAGGAGTACCATCTGCTTCATCAAAAAGATAATTATAGTTATCATCTTGCAAAACAGCTTCACTTGGTCTATGCGATACTCTGCCATAAGGTATTGGATGCTCCATGCCAACTGAATCCACCCACGACACAGCTACGTAGTTAACGTAATCTTGTGGCATTGGTATAGTTAATGTTGGTCCAAGCTGTACTTCTTGTATTTTTTCAACTCGTGAAATATCATAGCTGAATTCTTGAATAGCTCGTTTAGCGTGAAACACAATATCAGATCTTCTTGCTTTTGGTATAATTTTACCATCACCTACATACGATATTGTAAAGTTTCTAACTATATCAGTTAATGATATATATCTGTAATTACCTAAGTTTGATTTAGCTAATGCTATAGCTATTTCAGATCCATCCGCTGGAGCGGTATCAAAAGTAATTACGCCAGTAGAACCATTGTAAGAATAATCATCATCATCTATTTCATTGCCGTTTATATAAACAACAAAGCTAGATGCACTAGATAATATGGGATAAAACGATAAAGTAAAATCAACTTCCGATCCGTCTCCTACAAATTTTTGGCTACTTGTGTAGTAAGAATATGCATCTGTTTTATTTATAAGTCCCATATTTAGCTATTTTCTTTTGTAAATTTATTTGCTTCTTCTTGTGCAGCCACCTGTATAATTGTAGGATCTTTAATAACAACGCCAGCATAGGCTAATATCTTTGTTACTAAAGCAGATTCTTCTGACGGATGTAATTCAAAATCAGTTGAAGATCCAGAAGCGTAAGTATATGCTCCTCCTGCAGATGTATATCCCCAAATTGGGTCAGCAGGTATTTTTATGTAATCTATATTTGCCGATGTTATCGAAGTTGGAAATATCTTAATACTATCTCCTTCGGCATAATAAACAGGGTATAATGTTGTAGGTGCTGTTAACTTACTTGAGTTTAAATAAGCTAATTCAGTTTTTTTAACCTGTTCTACTTCTGTGTCACCGTTTACAGTTATAAGTATAGTCCTGTAAATATCATTTGGCTCCGGAGCTACTCCAGTTGTAAACGTAAGAGTACCAGATTTAGCAAACACATCTATTTTCTCTTGCAAATTAGCAACAATATTGCCATATTCACTTGACCCGCCAACTCTACTTTCTTTTATAAAAGCTCTGCTGTAATCATAAAAAGACTTTTCAAACAGGTCTAATTGTGCCTGTCTTCCAAGTCTATTAAATTGGTCTGGAGTTAAATATCCTCTTTGCTCTTTATTTAATATTGCTAGGACAACCCGGTAAACTTTATTTACATTTATGGCCATATTGTTAAATATTATAGCCATAGGCCCCGAAGGGCCCGGCTACTTAGTTTTATTTTAATTTTTTTTCTATAGCTTGATATACTTCTACACCTTCGTCGGTTTTAAACCAAGCGGCAAGTGCTGAGTATGGATTTTCGTCAAATGGAACGGTCATTAAAATTCTACCGTTATTTGCCCACTTAAATGTTCTTTGATCTTCAGCTAGCTTAATGATTTTTTGCTCTACTGCTTTAACGCCCATATTTCTTATTGCAACGTTTTCGTCATTAGCCAAATCTAGGAATAGTTTAGGATTTCTTCTTACGAATATTAGGAAATCTCTTTTAAGCTCCTTAGAACTCATCTGAGATACTTTAGATCCCAATTCAACACGCATTATCGCTTCCATCATGTCAATTTCCATTGAATTAGCGAGCATCAATGCCTCAATCTCATATTCCATTTTGCTTAGCTCGTCTTCAGCTTCAACTTGTGGGTCAAATTCAAAATATACATCGTCTTTTTCTGGATGATATAATGATAATAATTTTTGCAAAACTTGTTTTTCTTTTGGAACATTTAAAACACCGTCTTCAAAAACTATGTGTTCCAGTCTTGCTTGTCCTTTAAATTCATCTACAAAAACCGTACGTTGGTTTTTTGTATATTTTAATTCCCTTTCATATCCTTTTTCTTCATCAAACCAAAAAATATTTGATGCTTTCAGTGCAAAAGATAACGGTGAAAAATTGTTTGCCAATACGTATACCCTGTCTTTAACTTCCCAGGTATTTGATGTGTTTTTTGTTGCCATAATAATATATAATTTAATAAAGGTAAAAAATAGTAAAAATTACCCCTGAAGATACATCAGGGGCAATCTTTACATAAATTGATTAGTTCAACAACATAAAGTTGTTAGCTCCTTGTACTACCAAGCAACGCTCAGACAAGTAGTGTACTTGCATCATATCGTCGCCAGAAGTTGCAGCACCACCAACTGAACCAGTAACCCAAGTTTTCATACGACGGTTATCAGCTTCAGAAGCACGGTAGCGTACGTGCAAGAATGGACGTTTGATGTTTTTACCAAGTACTTTGTCATAAACAGTTGAAGTACCAGCAGGAACAAGAACTCCACGAACTCCACCAACTAGGCCACGAGTGGTAGCATCGTTAAGATATTTCCAGTCAGTTTTGTAGAAATCGTAAGAACCTCTACGGAATCCAGAGAATCCAAGATTCAAAGCCATATCAGCACTGTTGTTAAATACTCCAAAAGAAGTACCACCTGAACCATAAGAGTTCTGAGCAGCAAGCATGTCATCGATAGCTAAAGAAACTTCTCTGTTGTTAAACAACATGTTTTCTTCAATAGCACCTTCTTTGTCAAGCTTCTTAAGAATGTAATCAAAAGACTCTAAGTCATCTGCAGCTGAAGATCCAGCGATACCAGCAGTTACGTGACCTCTAGAAGTAATAGCGGCAAAAAGACCTTCAGAACCGTGAATATCAGCAGCGTAAGCAGCAGATGTTTGAGTTCCAGCAGTTCCACCATCTAGGTCAGTTGATACGGCTTTTTCAGCTTCTACCAAAGCCATTTCCATGTAATCCTCAAAGCGTGAGCGAGTATCGCCTTCAGCTTTAACATACCATAAATATCCAGATTGACCAGACTCTCCAGTTACTTCAACCCACCCAATTTGAGCGGCGTCAGAACCGTTGATTTCATAGTAATCACGTAGGATAATAGGTTTGTTGGTCAAAGAAACAAACTGTGGTTGAGCAGCTACTTCAACAGCAGAGCTACCTTTTTTGAATTCAGAACCAAATACGAATACATCAGCAGTATCTGAATCATTATAAGCTGTATCAAGATCGATAGCGTTGTAAGGAAGTACTGTAACAGTGTTTGTACTTACTGCGCTAACATAACCTTTAGTGATACCAGTACGTCCAGATTCTTTACCTTTAATTACCAAAGTCTGACCAACTTTAATAGCGTGACCAGCTGGGAAAGTAATTTTGTTTTCGCTAGCATCTGTGATTGCAACGCTAGAGTAGTGAATATGCAAACGACCTTGCTCAGACCAAATAACTTGATCAGAGGTCATAGGCATTTCAGCACCTACCATTTGAAGGAATCCAGAAAGAGTACGATCTCCGTAGCGCTCTACTTCAGCTTCGTATAGTTCTGGTAAAAATTGTTGTGCCCATCCAGCAACACCAGCTGACGTAAAGTCAAGATAGTTGCCTGCAGCGGCTTGTTTAATTGGAAGTGCGTTAGATAGAATTAAACTACCTCCCGCGGTTGGATTTACTCCTGCCATGATTTTTGTGTTTTAAATTTTTAACTTTTTATTTTAATTCTCAGTTTTGAACTATCTTCACCGCTAACCGCTCTTACTTTTACTCCGCCAGCATCCACGAATCCAGTATTAATTCTACGTGGATCCATATTTATGTTTTTAGATTCAGAGCTCATTTTTTTAATAGCGTCTGCCATCCCTTGCTCGTAAAAATGGTTTGCAATAGCATCAGCATTCTTTGCGGTAAATAAAGCTTTGTGGTAACCAGCTGCGTCTTTAATCATATTGTTTTCATCTAGAAAACTACTGAACGCATTAATTAAATCACTTTGCTCTTGTTTTACACGCGCAGCATCCTTTACATTGTACCTATATCTGTTTTCACCAACTTTGAATTCAAAACCTTTAAATTCATTGCCAAAAACCTTTTCAGTTTCATTTGCAAAATGGATAGCTAATTTTTCTTGCACGGTTTGCAATTCGGATTGCTCCTTGTTGTATCGATTAAAAAAGTCAATTGCTTTTTGCTGCTCTGGAGCTAAACGAGAACCCAACTTGACTTCATCGTAGTATTTGTCCTTAAGCGTAGACAAAAATTCTTTTGCTTTTTTAACTTCTTCTTTAAATGCGAGCTTTTTTCTTTTGATGTCTCGCTCATCATCCATATCTTCATCAAATGAAAATGAATCTTCAATTAAAAAATCAATTTCATCATTTTCAAGATGTGATTTTGTTTGCTTATAGTATTCCTTTAATAATGTATTAGGATCTGCTTTAGTATAATCAGCATTTAGCCTAACATAATCCTCAAGGTCACCACCTGTTTCATTCATAAAGTCAACTAACTTTTGAATATTTTCAGGTAGCTTTATTTTTTCATTTTCGGTGCTTGCGGAAGTTTCATTAGAAATGGTAGCGCTTTGTTTCTCGTTTTCATTTCCTTCTTCTCGCAGCAGCACTTGCTCTTGGATAGTTTCATCGCTGTCTTGAATTAATTCAATTACTTTTTCTTCAGCCTCTTCGGTAGTGACTGCTTGTTCTTTGTTTTCTGGCTCCACTCCTTGCAGTTCCACTTGGGGTTGTTCTGCGCGTAGCATGCTGCCATCTGTGCTCTGCTCTTGAACGGCATCTTGATTAAATTTAGTTAAATCAACTTTGTATGTGTTATCCTGTTCTTTGATTCTAACACCAGCGCTTTCTAACGCATTTGTTTCCTTTTCAGCTATCGATGGTTGTTCAAAATCGACCGCTCTTACTTTAAATTCAGACATAATATAATATTATAAGATTAGTTTTATTCATTCTATTTTGGCTCAAATTGCTCTAAACCAAATCCACCTAGAACATCAAATCCTGCAGATTCAAAATCCTTTGGCGGTTTATTATTGTTTCTCTGATCTATTAATTCAGATTGTTGAGAAGCTTGTATTTTTGTACGTTTATCTTTACGATCTTCTTTGTACTTCTCTTTATCATTTATTACTCGCAAATCCATTTGTTTAAGCTGCATACTTAGTTCAAACTCATATTGCATAAGCTCTTTTTTAATTGCAGCTTCTCTTTCTAGTTTAGCTAAATCATATTCAAGTTGTGATTTGTTTATCATTACTTTGCTTTCAGCAATACCTTGTTGCTTCTGCATATCCGCCATAGCGGCAGCTTGAGCAGCTTGTGTATTAGATTCTGTCTGCGCTTGTATATTTTGCATTTTAACTTGGTTGTCGTATTCTTGTTTTTTACGACGACGCATTTTAAGCAATTGATTAGCTAGCTTTACATTTTTTATTTCTCTAATATCAATAGCATCTTCTAAGTATATTTGATCTCTTTGTAATGCCACCTGTATGTTGTTTTCAAGCTTCGCTTTCTCTTCTTCATCTGGTGATAAATCTAAGAATATACCGAAGTCGTGTAAATGCAAGTCTTTTAAATCGCTT